CGCAATTTATGCCCAATGGCAGAGACAGCGGGCTGTCTTGATGGGTGTCTCAATACCGCCGGTCGCGGCGCTATGAATAGCGTGCAAAAAGGGCGCGCCCGCAAAGCGGAATGGTTTATCAAAGATCAATCTGGCTTTATGGCGCAATTGATTAAAGATTGTATCCGCTTTATGGCATATTGCGACAAGCGCGGCATCAAGCCCGCAATTCGATTGAACGGCACAAGCGACGTTAGGTGGGAATTGATAAAGTATGACGGATTGACAATATTCGACATCTTTCCCGATATTATGTTTTACGATTATACAAAGATTGCCAATCGTCCGCTTGATATCCCTAACTATAAATTGACCTTTAGCTATAGCGAGGCAAGCGCGGCATATGAAAAGCAATGTAAAATTGCTTTAAATCGCGGAATGAATATTGCCGTGGTATTCCGCGACAAAGAAAGCATTCCCGAAAGCTTTTTAGGATTGCCAACAATTGACGGCGATAAAACCGATTTACGTTTTTTGGACCCGTCGCAATCAATTGTCGCGCTTTATGCCAAGGGCAAAGCGCGTAAAGATCAATCTGGCTTTGTTATTGATAGGGTGGCGGCATGATGTATTCAATTGCTTACACCCACCTGGCTACCTGGCCCGACCATCACCCACGCCCGGTTTTTAGCGTAAACAGTTATCAATATTCATATGACGGAAAAACCCACGCTTATGAGGCATTAAACGGGGTAGAGGCGTTTTTGAATTTTGTCGCTGGTATAATAGAGGAAACTGGGTTTGACGGCGTGCAAGATCAATTTCAAAGCGTTGATGCATTTTTAATATCGGCTGGCGTCAATACCGCTTTTTGGTCAAAGGATAAATAAACAATGGAAAAAGCATGTAACCTTTGCGGCATTGCAATCATGTTGGCAATCATGGCGCTGATTTAAACGCGCCGCCATAAACTAACAATCAGCCCGCCATTGTGCGGGCTTTTTGCTGCGCGCCTGCCAGTCTGCCCGCCATTGCGCGGGCTTTTTGCTGCGCGTTTGCCCGTCCGCATACCAGGCGAAAAACGCGCCGCGCAAATATCGCCGCACGTTGCCCAAACTAATCGCGCCACCCTATCGGCCCGCCGGATATTGCGGCAATGAGCGCGCCTAAAAAGAGGCCGTTTTTAAGCCGTTTTAAGCGCGATTTGCGCAAATATGGCCTGGAACCTATGCGGCCACCTATCCCCCACTCAAATCGTCGCATAATCGCGCTCAAGCGGGTCCTCCGGCCAAGATGCCCTGCGGGTACGCGCGAGGCACGTTTGTTTTTTAGCGATAGAACTGTATATATGGAGGTGTATGGAAAAAGGACCACCGCGAATGGCAACGATGTCAGATTTAGCAACTCACCTTCAGATGACGACGAAAACGGTGCAGGAGCTTATAAACAAGGGCATAATCGAAAAGCAGGACCGAGGTAAGTATGATCTCGATCAGGCTCGCAAGCAATACATCCTGCATGTCAGGGAAGTAGCCGCTGGTCGAGCAAAAGTTGGTGATCTTGACCTGCAAGAGGAGCGGGCGAGGCTGGCGAAAGAGCAGGCTGATGCCAAGGAAATGGAAAATGCTGTAGAGCGCGGCGATCTTGTGTATATTGAAAATGTAGCTAAACAGTTTGAGTTGCAGCTAACCAAGGTCCGAACAAAGTTGTTGGCTGTCCCAACGAAGGTTGCACCTGAAGCTCACATCGCGGCAACGGTCAAAGAGGTCCAGAGCTTGATTGAGGCTGAAATAGTAGAGGCACTGAATGAATTGGTCGGATACGACAAAGAAGCAGCAAGCGAAGAAACTTGAATCTCGCCTGACTTCTGCCATCGCCAAGGCTCTGAAGCCCCCGCCAAAGCTGAATGTCAGTCAGTGGGCGGATAACTACCGTCAGCTATCAAGTGAAAGCTCTGCGGAGGCTGGCCGGTGGACCACATCCAGGGCTGAATATCAGCGCGGAATGATGGATGCTGTATCAGACACCGATGTCGAGACAGTGGTTTTGATGACTGGCGCGCAGATCGGCAAAACCGAGCTTATCAATAATGTTGTGGGTTATCATATACATCAAGACCCTGCTCCGATGCTGGTTGTGCAGCCAACGCTGGAAATGGCGCAAACCTGGTCAAAGGACAGGCTGTCTCCGGCCATCCGAGATACGCCAGTGCTGTCAGAGAAGATCAAGAACCCCAGATCGAGGGACAGCGGTAATACAACGCTGCATAAGGTTTTCCCAGGTGGACACGTTACGGCTTGTGGCGCAAACTCACCTTCCTCACTGGCATCTCGCCCATGTCGGGTAATTTTGTGCGATGAGGTTGATCGCTATCCGCTTTCCGCTGGGACTGAGGGCGATCCAGTGTCGCTGGCCAAAAAGCGTTCAACTACGTTCTGGAACCGCAAGATTATCATGGTCAGTACGCCAACTGACAAGGGTGCAAGCCGGATTGAGGCTGCGTATGAGGAAAGCGACAAGCGCAGGTATTTTGTACCTTGCCAGGATTGCGGTGAGCATCAAGTCCTGAAGTGGTCCAGCGTGAAGTGGGAGGAAGGTAAGCCTGCATCGGCTGAATACGTTTGCGAGCATTGTGGGAGTTGTTGGAGCGATGTTAAGCGTTTTGCGGCTATCAGGTATGGTGAATGGCGCAAGACAGCAGAAGGTGACGGGAAAACTGCTGGTTTCCACCTTTCTGGCTTATATTCACCGTGGACGCCGATGGAAGACACGGTTCGAGACTTTCTGGCGTCCAAGCGAGACCCAATGCGGCTGAAAACTTGGGTCAACACCTTTCTTGGCGAGACTTGGGAAGAACAGGGCGACAGGATTGACGAGTTTGACCTGATGGACCGCCGAGAGGACTGGGGCGATGAATTACCATCGGAAGTCTTGCTGATGACCGCTGGCATCGACGTTCAGGATGATCGCTTGGAGATAGAGGTCGTTGGCTGGGGTAGAGGCGAGGAAAGCTGGTCAATCTCATATGATACGCTGTACGGAGACCCTTCCACGTCTGAGTTGTGGATACGTTTGGACAGCCTGCTGCAAAAGACGTTTACGCACCCGCTTCACGGCGAGATGGTTATCAGATCGTCCTGCATTGACTCCGGCGGTCACTACACGCAGCAGGTTTATAATTATGCTCGCCAGAGGGCTGGTCGCCGGGTGTTTGCGATCAAAGGGGTTGGCGGTGAGGGCAAGCCGATCATCGGTCGCCCAAGTAAAAATAATATAGGAAAGATCAACCTTTTCCCGGTAGGGACTGACACCGCCAAGGAATTAGTGTATGCTCGGCTCAAGATGACGGATGAGGGCGATGGTTATTGCCACTTTCCAGAGGATCGAAATGCTGAATATTTCCGCATGTTGACCGCTGAAAAGAAGGTTACGAAGTATTTTAAGGGTCGCCCGAAGCGAGAATGGGTTAAGATCAGGCAGAGGAACGAAGCCTTGGATTGTAGAGTTTATGCTACCGCCGCATTGGCTGTATTGAACCTAAATATTGAGGCAGTTTACAAGCAGGCACAAAATAGGTTATTATCCGACGAAACTTCACGTCCGTCTAGGGGTCCAAGAATGCCTAAACGTAGCGGCTTTGTGCATGGGTACAAATAATGGCAAATCTTTTCGACTCCACCAATGCTCCTGAAGGCGAACCACTACAAGTCGTTGTTGGCGACTTCATCCAGTGGAAGCGCAGCGATTTAGTTTCTGATTACCCAGCGGCCACACACTCTGCGGAATATGTCGCCAGGGTAACTCAGGGCGGGAGCGGTGAGATTAAACTTCTCGGCGTTGGTAGTGCGACTGAGTACCTGTTCACCGTTGATAGCGTTACATCCGCAGACTTCGACCCAGGTTACTATCACTGGCAGCTTGAGATCACAGAAACATCTAGCGGAAACAGGATTGTAGTTCAGCGCGGTGAATTTGAGGCTGTTGTTGATCTCGATGTAAACGGGGCTGACCCTCGGACGCACTCTGAGGTGATGCTGGACAAGATTGAAACTATACTTGAAGGCAAAGCTGACAGCGATGTCTCTAATTATAGCATTGCTGGTCGCTCTCTAACAAAGATGACTTTTGAGGAACTTATGGTCGCGCGTGACAGGTATCGTCAGGAGGTTCTCGCTTATCGTCGCAAGTTGGCGATAAAGAGCGGCAGAGCAAGCGGAACAACTGTAAAGGTTAGATTTAGCTAATGGGCATTTTGGACATCTTCAGTCGGTCTAAAAAGCCGCAAAACCGCAGAAACTATGCAGCCGCCAGCAAAGGGCGGCTTTTCGCTGACTTTAACGCAAGCAATCGCAGTGCGGACAGTGAGATATATCCTGTCCTGCGTGACTTGCGGAACCGATCTCGTGATCTTGAGCGAAATAACGAATACATGCGTAGATATTTGCAGCTTTTGCGCACCAATGTCGTTGGTGAGGCTGGCATCCGTCTCCAGATGAAGGCCCGCAATCCAGACGGCGGGATGGACATGGGCGGCAACAATATTGTTGAGTCAGCATGGTCTGAGTTCTGTCGATACGGTGGCCCTACTGTTGACGGCCAGATGTCGATGATTGACTTGCTGAACCATGTCATCACTGGCGTTGCGCGTGATGGTGAAGTGTTCTTGATGAAGGTTCGCGCGAACTATTTGCGTCAGGGTTATGCTTTGCAGCTTATTGAGCCTGACATGATTGACGAAGATCATAATGAGCGTGTCAAGGGTGGCAATCCTATCCGCATGGGTATTGAGATTCATGAATCCACCCGCCGCCCTGTCGCCTACCACGTTTTGACGGCTCACCCTGGCGATTACGATTACACTACACTTGCCAACGGTAAAAAGCGCACTCGCATCCCGGCTGAGAAGATGATGCACATTTACCGTCCAGATCGCGCCGATCAGACGCGAGGGGTGCCTTGGTCAGTTTCCGCTATAGCCTCTCTGAAGATGCTGCATGGCTATCGTGAGGCTGAATTGGTTGCTGCCCGTGTTGGCGCTGCGAAGATGGGTTTCTTTACTTCCCCTGCGGGCGATGGTTTCACCGCTGACGGATATGAGGATGATGTTACGCCGATCTATGATGCAGAGGCAGGTACGTTCCACCAGCTCCCTGCTGGCGTTGATTTCACTGCGTTTGACCCTACGCATCCAAATTCGGCATTTGCTGACTTTGAGAAGGCTGTTCTTCGCGGTATCGCAGGCGGTTTGGGTATCAGTTATACTTCACTGGCCAATGATCTGGAGGGTACGTCTTACTCGTCGATCCGCCAGGGTGCGCTTGAGGAGCGTGATTTCTATCGCACCTTGCATCGGTTTATGATCGACCACTTCATTGACCCTCTGTTCCGCGAGTGGCTTGAGCATGTCATGGGCTTTGGCGTTATTCCGATCTCAGGCACAAATAAGATCGCCAAGTTCAGCGCAGGCATATCTTGGCGTGCGCGCGGCTTCCAGTGGGTTGATCCTCTGAAAGAGATCAATGCGGCAGTTGTAGGCTTGCAGAATGGCATCTTGAGCCACACTGACATTGCCGCCAACTATGGTCGTGATGCTGAAGAGACGTTTGCTCAGATACAGCGTGACAAAGAGATGGCCGATGCGTTCAACCTGAAGATGGCTTACGAACCATTTGGCGATAAACAGCCAGTCCCAGCGGAGGTTGATGTCAATGACGAACAAGCCTAACAGCGGAATGGTCTCTGAGGCCAGGAAGGGTTTAGACTGGCGCAGCGAGTATGGTCGCGGCGGCACTGAGGTTGGCATTGCGCGTGCGCGTGACATCTCAAATGGTAAGAACTTGTCTGATGATACAGTCAAGCGAATGTATTCTTTTTTCAGCCGACATGAGGTTGATAAGAAGGCCGAGGGGTTCCGTCCTGGCGAGGATGGCTATCCATCAAACGGGCGCATAGCCTGGGCGCTCTGGGGCGGCGATGCTGGCTTCAGTTGGTCGCGCAAATTAGCTGATAGAATGGAAAAGGAACGCTCTATGGAAAATGTCGGAAATTCTGATATAATGCCCGAAAATATTGAGGGCGAAGTAATGACTGAAGTTCGTGATGCGGAAACTGAAATTGTTGCTGATGAAGTAATAGATGAAGTTCGCCAAGAAGAAACTGAGGGTGCCGCAGAGGAGCCGACTGATGGGGCTGAGGAGACTCGGTTAGCCCCTGAGAAGCTGATCTCTCGCGCTGTATCCGCAGAGAAGAAGGTCATTGACGTTGAGGCTCGCCGCGTTCAAATTGCTGTATCCTCTGAGGAGCCAGTTGAGCGTGGATATGGAAATGAAGTTTTAGATCACTCTGAGCGCAGCATTGACTTGTCGTTCCTGAATAGTGGTCGCGCCCCTTTGCTCTTGGATCACGATCCTCGCCAGCAGATTGGCGTTGTGGAATCAGTCACATTGGATGGCTCGGCGCGTAGATTGCGTGCGACGGTTCGTTTTGGAAAGAACGGACTTGCCAAAGATGTGTTTGATGATGTTTCTGACGGTATTCGCAGCAACATCTCAGTTGGCTACCAAGTCAACAAATTGGAACAAGATGGCAAGGGTAGCTACCGGGCTGTCGATTGGCTTCCAATGGAAGTTTCTGTTGTATCTATCCCCGCTGACAGGACAGTCGGCGTTGGCCGGAGCGCAGATGACGACCTTCAACACCGTACACCTAACTTAACCCCTCAAAAGGAGGCTACTATGTCCGATATTGACATTGAAGCGGTGAAGGCCGAAGCTGTTCGCGCCGCCGCAAAAGACCATGCCGAAATCTATGCTCTTGGTGGCAAGCACCAGCAGCGTGATATGGCTGAAAAAGCCGTTGCAGAAGGCCGCACATTGGCCGAGTTCCGTGGCGAGCTTTTGAACGTAATCGGCAACAAGCCACTGGACAACACTGAAATCGGTCTTGCACCGAAAGAAGTTCGCCAGTTCTCTTTGCTGAAAGCGATCCGCGCTCACGCCAACCCAACTGATCGTGCTGCACAGCAAGCTGCCGCTTTTGAACTTGAGGCATCTGCCGCAGCTTCTGAAGCCTATGGCCGCGAAGCTCAAGGCATCATGATCCCGAATGAAGTTCTTCGTTCATGGGCTGTTCGTGACCTGAACACCACAGATGATGCTGCTGTAATCGCAGACGACTTCCGTGGCGGTTCTTTCATCGACGTTCTGCGCAACCAATCTTCGGTTATGCAGGCTGGCGCTACAATGTTGTCTGGTTTGTCCGGCAACGTGAAAATCCCAAAGAAAACTGCCGCATCCGCAGCAGCATGGATTTCCACTGAAGGTGGCGCTTCCTCTGAGAGTGAGCCAACTTTGGGCCAAGTCACAATGGCACCAAAAACACTCGGCGCATTCACAGACATCACACGTTTGATGATGATGCAGTCCAGCTTGGACATTGAATCCCTCGTGCGTAACGACTTGTCCACTGCAATTGCTCTGGCAATTGACTTGGGTGCGTTGGCAGGAACGGGTTCATCTGGTCAGCCAACAGGTGTGAAAAACACTTCTGGCATCAATGCTCCAACAAGCTTTGCTGGTGTAAACCCAACCTTCGCAGAAGTTGTTGCGATGGAAACTGCTGTTGCAGAAGACAATGCTTTGTCTGGCAACTTGGCATACATCGCCCCAGCAGGCATGTACGGCGCTCTGAAAACAACTGCAAAAGACGCTGGTTCAGGCCAGTTCGTAGTTGGCCCAGACGGCAACATGAACGGTTACAACACCATCGTGTCCAACCAAGTCACAGCAGGCGATCTGTACTTCGGCAACTTTGCTGATTTGCTGATCGGCATGTACGGCGGTTTGGACATTGTTGTTGATCCATACACCAGCAGCACAAGCGGCACTGTACGCATCGTTGCACTGCAAACCTGCGATGTGGCTGTACGCCACGCTGTATCGTTTGCCTTTAACAACGACGGCGCATAATATAACTGGTGGGGGCTTCGGTCCCCACCAACCCTACTAGGAGTTTTATATGCCATATCTTGTTTTGAAATCTTGCGTCATTGACAACTCGCGTTGCAGCGCGGGTGATATTTTGAATTTATCTGATGAGAATGCTCGCTCCCTGACCGCAATGGGCCGCGTTGAGTACGTTGACGCTCCGCAGCCTGTAAAAGAGCCAGAGGATCGCTCAGTGGCCTTGCCAAAGAGCAAAGCAACTAAAACTGTTACTCGGAAGTCGAAGAAATGAAGATAACCTTGTTGAAGAAGGCCGAATGGGCTGGAAAAAGTCACAAGGCTGGCAGTTCACATGATGTAGCCCGCGCGGTGGCCGATAAGCTAATCTCTCGCGGTTACGCTGAAGTTTACGTTGAACCAAAGGAAGTTGACGATGGCTCTGCCACTGAGTGACGATCTTACCTCCATATTAGTTGTTGATGAGTTTGCTGTCGCGGTCACATATGACGGCGGCACGATAAAAGGCATCTTTGACAATGAGACGATCCCAGTGGACAATGGTGGCTTTGTCACGGTGCATCAAGAGCAACCTCAATTGACCTGCAAAACATCCGATTTGCCTTCTATCGGAGAGGGTGAGGTTATGGTAATATCTGGAGTAACTTATGTTGTCCGTGCTTGGATACATGATGGAACAGGTGTTACCGTAGTGCAGTTGGAAAAATCATAATGGCTCATGTCCGCCAGCAGATAAGAGAGAGAATGGCCACACTGCTAACCAGCGGTGTTGCTTTGGTCTCCTCTCGCGTTTATGGCAGTCGTGTGTACCCACTGACAGAAGCTAAATTACCTGCTATAACTGTCTATGCGGGTGCAGAGCAGTCTGACCTGGCGACGATGGGCAGAAAGACGCTCATGCGCACTTTGACGGTCAATGTTGACGTATATGCGTTGGCAACGGCTAATTTGGATAATGATTTGGATGCAATCTGCGTCCAGGTCGAGGAGGCCATTGCTGGGGATTACTCTCTGAATGGTCTTGCAAAGAACACAGTGCTTTCGGGTACTGAAATAGATTTTTCTGGGGAGGCCGAACAGCCTGTTGGTGTCGCCAGATTAAACTTCAGTGTCGAGTATTCCACCGACATTGATGATGTGGAAACGGCCAGATAGGAGATACACCATGGCTACGCACGCTGGTAGCGAAGGCACCGTAAAGGTCGGTTCCGACGCGATTGCAGAAATCCGTTCCTTCTCAATCGAGGAGACTGCGGACACTATTGAAGACACTTCCATGGGCGATGCTGCCCGCACCTACAAACCATCATTGACCAGCTTCTCTGGTTCTATTGATGTTTTCTGGGATGAAACCGATGCAGCGGGACAAGGCGCTTTGACTATCGGGGCAGAGGTTACGCTTAACCTTTACCCAGAGGGTGACACCGCTGGCGACACTTATTTGTCCGGCTCCGCCATCGTAACTGGTCGTTCTGTAAGTTCCTCTTTTGACGGGCTTGTAGAAATGTCAATTTCAGTGCAGGGTAATGGTGCATTAACACAAACAACGGTGTAAAACATGACCCTAGCAAAACGTATCGCGGCGAAGCGAGCGGAACAGCAGCGTGGTTTCTCTGACGTTGAAGAGTGGGGCGAGGCGGACAATCCGCTTCGCCTTTACTTCACGCAAGTCTCTGCGAGAGATATTGAGAAGGTCCAGCGCAAATATCCCAACTTTCTGGCTGAACCCAGCATGAGCGCAATGGTCGAGATGATTATTGTCAAATGTGAGGATGAGGCTGGCGAGAAAGCATTCACATTGGAAGACAAGGCCATCCTTCTCGGCGAGCCTGTAAATGTGGTCGCAAAAGTGTTTGGTTCTATCTTTGATACTGATAGTCCAGAGGACCACTTAAAAAACTAAAGGGCGATCCATTCAGGTTCAATCTGATTGCGCTTGCTGATCGACTTGGCAAAACAATTGCGGAGATTGAAGAAATAAGTCTTTCGGAGTATAATGAATGGATCGCATACTTTAATATAGTTCAGGAGCGCGATAAGAATGAGTGAAAAGATCAACATTATTATCGCCGCGCAAACCAGCGCAGCCATCAAGGGTCTTGATCGGGTATCAAAATCCACTCAGCGCGTTGGCCAATCAGTTCAATCTGCCCACGCCAAGATGGGCAGTTTCAACAAGAATGTCACTGCTGGTAATGTAAATCTGCGTAAATTTGCCATGGGCGGAATGCAGCAAGCTGGTTATCAAGTTGGTGACTTTGCAGTTCAAGTCGCCAATGGTACTTCCAAGATGCAGGCATTCGGCCAGCAGGCTCCACAGCTATTGCAAATCTTTGGTCCCATTGGTGCTGTTGTCGGTGCTGGTGTGGCTATTTTTGCCGCTCTAGCCGTTGCTGTTCAGAAGTCTGGAAAAGAAGTCAAAGATATGGGAGCGGTCCTTGGTCAATTGCAGGAGCCGCTATCAAATGTTGTTGGCTCTCTTTCGTCCTTGCGCGATATGTTCTCTGGAACGATGAGCGTGATTGTAAACAACATTGATACTGCGTTGATAGCGGCTGGGCTTTTCGCTGGCTATATGGCAGTGAAGTTCGTTGCATCCCTCGCAGTGGCAACCGCAGCCACATTTACATTCCGTGGAGCCATGTATTCCCTCGGAGTGGTTACTGGCAAAGTAACTAAACTGTTCAAAAGGTTCCTGCCGATTGCCATTCTACTTGGTGTTGCCAAGCTAGTTGAGATGTTCTTGCAGCTCAAAAAGGGGGCAGGGTCTTTTGGAGCGGCTTTGGGTCTTTTGGGTGACGTATTTAAGCATTGGGTTTCCAGCTTTGTGATGCGCGTAGAGCTTCTGACTCAAAAATGGAACTTGATGGTTGCACAGTTCAAGCAGAAATTTGTTGATGCTCTCCTTGTCTTGGCCGAAAGATTTGATGGATTTCTATCTGCGTTTGCTGATGGTTTGAATAAAACTTTTGGGAAGACTGGAGCCTTGCAGCTTAACATAGGCTTTAGTGCGGCGGATCAAATTAGAGATAAATCACAGCAGTTGCAGACTGAAATTGATGCAGTGAGTACCGCGATAAAATTACTTTCCTCTCAAATTGACGAACCTAATGAAGCTCTGGCAAGGTTGCTTGATGCGTTCAAGAATGGTGCGGTAAATGTTGATATATTCGGCTCTTCCGTTGCGGGCTTGGGCGACCAGACTGTTCCGCCTTTAACGGCAGCCGAGGAGCGTATTAAGTCCATAGCGGAAAGTATACAGACCAACATGACATCGGCATTTATGTCAATGGTTGATGGTACGAAGAGTGTCAAAGATGCGTTTAAGGATATGGCGAGAGCGGTTATAGCAAAGTTATATGAAGTTCTTGTGGTTCAGCAGATTGTTAACGCCGCAATGGGTGCTTTGGGGTTCAGCAAAGGGCCATCGGGTGACTTTACAAAGTTTACCAATCCATTCGGCGGCGGCGGTAAGGCGATTGGCGGGCCAGTTCAGAAGGGCCAATCATATCTGGTTGGAGAGCGCGGTCCAGAGATGTTTGTCCCATCTCGCAGCGGTTCAATAGTATCTAACGACAAGATGAATGGTGGTACAACAGTTGTGCAGAACTTCCACTTTGCAGCCAACGGTGATGACAGTGTTAAGAAGTTGATCGCCCAGGCAGCACCGCAGATTGCGAAGATGACCGAGAAGGGCATCATAGACAGCCGCCGCCGCGGTGGCCAATTCAGACAGGTTTTCGGATAAATGGCGATCACATATCCCCTCACACTCCCAACTGACGGCATCTCATCGGTTGAGTTTCGCACTCTGAACGCGAACACGACCAGCCAGTCTCCGTTCACGTTCAAGCAGCAAGTTGTCTCATACGGCGGCAGTCGGTTTGAGGCCACTGTAACGCTGTCTCCGATGAAGAAAGCAGACGCAGCGGTCTGGAAAGCGGCCCTTGTAAGCCTGAAAGGTTCCTTGGGTACATTCTTGCTGGGAGACCCAGATTATCCATTCCCACGCGGCACTCTGCGCAGCACAAGCGCGCAGCAATTTGCGTCAGTGAGTGGCAATGCTAACGACACGTTTTTCACGATCACAATGACCAATCAGTCGGACACTTTGCTTGCTGGCGATTACATTCAGGTCGGCCTGGAGAGCGGCGCTCGGCTTTATCAGGTGCTTGAGGATCAGACTGGCGATGGCACAATTGAGGTCTTTCCAAACCTCCGCACGAATTACGTTGACGAATTGGTCGGCACAAACGATCCGAAGGGTGTCTTTCGGCTGTCAAATAATGTAACATCATGGTCAATCGACAATGCTTCGGTCTACGGCATTTCATTTGACTGCGTTGAAGCGATCACGGGGTAAAACATGGCTAACCGCAAAATAACCGAACTTAATGCGCTGACAGGTGCAAACGCTAACGACAGCGATGTTTTCCCGATTGTGGATATTTCCGCAGACGAAACCAAAAAGATGACCCTCGGTGAGCTAAAGGAAGCCTTTGATAGTGGCTCAGGGTTCGTAAGGATCACTGGCGATACGATGACTGGTGATCTTGAGTTATCTGGCGCTGACGTAACCTTCGGTGACAACGACAAAGCCATATTCGGCGCTGGCTCTGACCTACAGATTTACCACAATGGCACTGATAGCTACGTTAGTGACAATGGAAGTGGTGACCTTTACCTACGAGGTACATCTAATGTAAGAATAACTGACCTAAATAATCATAAAATGGCGTTATTTCAAGATGGTGGTTCGGCACAGCTTTATTATGACGGCGGGACGTACACAACACCCAAACTAGCCACAACAGCAACAGGTGTAGACATCACAGGCACAGCCGTAACAGACGGTTTAACCGTTGCTGGCAACGTGTCAGTCGATGGCGGCACAATCAAGCTGGACGGGAATTATCCTGTTGGTACAAACAACGTGGCGTTGGGTGATGCTGCGTTGGATAGCCTCTCGTCAGGCACTAACAACACAGCACTTGGCTCCGCTGCTTTGACCACAACATCCAGTGGATCAAACAACGTAGCTGTAGGCTTTAATGCTTTGACAGCTAACACAACTGCTGGTTACAATGTTGCATTTGGAACAAACACTCTTGCTGGCAATACAACTGGGTCAGAGAATGCTGTCTTTGGTGGTGCGGCGGGTTTAGCTAACACAACTGGTACAGGTTTAACAGGCGCAGGTTATACTGCGTTAAGGTTTAACACTACAGGCAATTACAATACTGCCCTTGGTGATGCCGCTCTCTACTCCAACACCACCGCCAGCCAAAACACGGCTGTTGGGTATCAGTCGCTTTATGCTAACACCACTGGCACTATTAACGTAGCCGTAGGTAAAGCTGCATTAGTTGCTAATACGTCAGGTGTTAGAAATGTTGCGGTGGGGAATGACGCACTTGGTGCTGTAACGACAGGTTATAACAACACTGCTTTAGGCGACAGGTCTTTAACATCTAGCACAGGCAACTTCAACACGGCAGTTGGCTCTGACGCCCTCTACTCCAACACCACCACATCTAACAACACAGCTGTTGGGTATTATGCTGGGTATAGTAATACTACTGGCTCTCCAAACACGTTTGTTGGCGTAGAATCAGGACGTAATAACACTACAGGCGCACAAAACTCATCTTTTGGTGGATACTCATTATTCTCCAACACTACGGGTGGCTACAACGTGGCTGTAGGTGTTCAATCTCTTAACTTCAACACCACCGCATCCAACAACACAGCAGTTGGGTATCAGGCGGGGTATAGTAATACTACGGGTGCAAATCTTACAGCAGTTGGTCGAAAAGCTGCTTATTTTAACTCTACGGGTACAGACAATACCGCAATAGGCAACGATGTTTTCTTTGCAAATACAACGGGTTCTTATAATACGGCATTGGGGAAACATGCCTTAGCCTCCAACACCACCGCCAGCAACAACACGGCTGTTGGCTATCAGGCTGCGTATAGTAATACTACAGGGCTTTTAACTGCTATTGGCAGATATGCTTCTAGGTCACAGACAACAGGCAACTATAATACTTCTGTTGGTCTTAGTGCTGCGTATAACACCACAACAGGTAGTAGTAATACCGCTATTGGTCATGAAGCGTTAAACCAGAACACCACCGCAGACAACAACACAGCAGTTGGGTATCAGGCAGGGTATGCGAATACTACGGGTACTCTTACCGCTATCGGAAGAACTGCGCTGGCAAACAATACCACTGGGGCAGACAACACGGCTATTGGCAGGGCCACTATGTCCCAGAATACTACAGGCGGATATAACACAGCCGTTGGCACAGCTGCACTACTTCTCAACACCACCGCCTCCAACAACACAGCTGTTGGGTATTATGCGGGGTATAGTAATACTACTGGGACAGGTCTTGCGTTATTCGGGAAAGGTGCAGGGTATAGCAACACCACTGGCTCAAATAACACTGTTCACGGGCTTAATGCGCTTTACTACAATACCACTGGTTCCTTTAACACTGCTGTTGGCCGTGACGCACTACAATCCAACACCAGCGCATCCAACAACACTGCTTTGGGTTATCAGGCGGGGTATAGTAATACGGCAGCGGGTGGTGTTTTTGTTGGTTATCGTTCTGGTTACGGAAACACGACTGGTATTGAAAACACGGCGATAGGCAAAGAAAGCCAGTATGCTACGACAACAGGTCGGGACAACGTGTCGGTAGGTTCGACATCTTTGGCTAACACCACTAGTGGGTCTTATAATACTGCAATTGGCAATTACGCACACCTCTCCAACACCACCGGAAGCAACAACACTTCTGTCGGGTATCAGGCGGGGTACACAAGTTTTTCAAAATCAAACAATTCTTTCTTTGGCTATCAGGCTGGCCTGTCAAATAACCAATCAGACAATAGCGGCTTTGGCGTTGGCGCACTGTATAGCAACACAACAGGTCGATATAACACGGCTATTGGTCAAACCTCTCTCTTCTCCAACACCACCGCCAGCAACAACACAGCGGTTGGTTATCAGGCTGGGTATACAACGACTACTGGCAGCAGTAACACAAGCAACGGTTATCAGTCATTTTACAGCAACACCACAGGTCACAGTAACGTTGCCACGGGTTATCACGCACTCTACTCTAATAGCACCGCATCCTATAATACAGCGAATGGCCTTCAAGCCTTGTATAGCAATACGACAGGCCAGTATAATACAGCTATGGGGGCAACCGCCCTCTACTCCAACACCACCGCCAGCTACAACACGGCTGTTGGGTATCAGGCTGGGTATAACAATATTACTGGTCCACGAAACGCCTTTTTTGGTCATCAAGCAGGTCTAGTAAACACTGCTGGTTATAACTGCTTTATCGGAACGTCTGCTGGAATAGCTTCTACTGCCTATGGGAATACTTTTGTTGGCTCTGACTATGGTGGTGGTTCCGGGTCGCTAATTACTTCAGGCACACGAAACACAATACTTGGCGGTTACAACGGCAACGAAGGCGGCCTGGACATCCGCACCTCAAGCAACAACATCGTGCTGTCGGATGGGGATGGTAATCCTAGGGGTATTTTTAATAGTAGCGGTCAGTTAATGGTGGGGACTACTAGCCCTACATCAGCCGCTATAACAACAATTAGAACTCCAGGAACAAGCGGCGCATTTATTCCTTTATGTTGTGAAGTTGGAATTACATCTTCTGGCTTCAGCGCTATTAGCTTTGTTAATCCAGCAGGACAGCAAGGTAGTATTGCCATAAACGTATCAAGCACATCGTACAACACAACATCAGATTACCGCTTAAAAGAAAACGTAGTCTACGATTGGGATGCAACCACACGCCTCAAGCAACTCAAGCCAGCACGGTTTAACTTTATTGCTGATGCTGACACAACAGTAGATGGTTTTCTTGCTCACGAAGCACAAGAAATTGTACCTGAGTGTGTCACTGGAACTAAAGATGCAGTTGATGCAGACGGTGTTGCTGTAATGCAAGGCATCGACCAATCCAAACTTGTCCCGCTTCTGGTTAAAACTATCCAAGAACTAGAGGCACGGATTACTGCCCTAGAAAACGCTTAATCGTAACCAGTCAGAAAAGGAGAAAGACATGACTGATACACCAACCGCAGAAGAGATTGCACAACACTACACAGCAATGGGTCACTCAGTTGACTTGCTTAACGCTGGCAAACCAGAGGGCATGGAAGATGCTGACTGGACTGACACAGTTGCTCGTAATGTTGAGCATCTGGAAATGATGGTAGCCAAAGACTTCTGGACTACAGAAGACATGACCGCTGCCAATGCTGCAATCGCAGCTAACACTTAACTCAAACCTAAAGGAGACTGTCATGAGTAAAAATGAAAAGAACCTCATCACCGTCAACGACATCGAATACAACATCGAAGACATGACTGACGCACAGAAGGCTATGCTGAACCATGTGCAAGACCTAGATCGAAAGCTGGGCAATGCTCAGTTTAACTTGGATCAGCTTTCAGTGGGTCGTGAGGCGTTTGTCAAAATGCTGGCAGACTCTCTGGAAGCACCAGCGGAAGGTGAAGAGGCTTAATCATGTCAAGAGACCTGTCGGGCGGCGTAACAACCAATCTTGAGAATGATGTCATCTATCCGTTCTTTGCGGTGGAGCTGAATTTTGATGATGGTACGTTTGAAGCGGTCGATGGCACAGTCCATGACCGCGTTCTGCGCCTTTGGACAGGCAATGGTGCCTTGGTGTATAATGGATACACCTATTATGGCACTGGCAACATGCTGGACATCTCATCGGTCGAAGAGACCACTCAGATGGCCGTTAAGGGTGCATCGCTCACTTTGAGTGGTGTACCCAGCGAAGTCATCTCTCTGG